CTATTGCGACTTGAGAAGATGTGAGTCTCACTTGTTTGCGACCACTCTTTGTACTACGCGTTGCAGAGGCAACGTTTTGTGTAGGTTTAGTAGTCTGTTTTTCTTCTACTGGTCTATCAAATTTATGGGGAAATTCAAGTCTTATTCTTTTATCAACTTCCTCATAATATTCGTCAGACTGAGGATCCATACCTTCTTCTTCAGTAAGTTTCCTATGTAGATCAAATGCTGTGTAAGTCATGGCATTATCCTTGCCAAACCACTCATTTTTTTCTGCCCAAGCTTCCGCTTTTGGATCTCTGGCAGGTTGTTGTACTGGTTGTTGTACTTGTGTTTGAACAGGTTGTTCTTTAGCCGCAGTTTCTTGAACTTGATGTTGAGTTTTTAATTCTGCTAATTTACCTTGTTCATAACCTAATTGAGATATTTGAGTTAAAGCTTCTACTTCAGATTTAGAATCTTCATTTTGTCTGGCTGCTGCAAGTTTTGCTTGAGCTGCTGCAATAGAAGAAGAAATTCTTCCTTCCATCTCAGTAACATAATTTTTATCTAAAGATGTAGCTTGTGTTTGAAACTGATCTCTTTCTTGTTTAATACTTTGAGCGTAACGTAAAGCTTCTTCTTTTTGTCTTTCAGCTTCACGCATTTTCTTTGTAAGTTTAGCTATTCTTTTCTTAACTCCTTCAGAATACTCTTCAACTGCTTGAGTGTTGTCTTGTTGCTTATCAGTTTTTTCTTCGTCAGCTTTCTGTGTAACCTCACCGCCGTCGTTCTTTTTATCTCGAACAACAGGCTGCTCATCAGATTTCTCAGCTGTGTCAGCGGGCTGATCATCGTACGTAATATTTGGTTCATTTGGTTTTACCTCGTTTTCAAAAGTTTTGTCAGCTTCTTTTTCTACTTCTGGTAATTCTACTCTTGCACCCGGTCCGGATGTATCTAAATCGACCATTGGCTCATTAGATAATTTTTCTTCTTTGTCTGGCATAGTTTTTCTCCTCTATGATTAAAATTCGTGGAATATGTCTTCAGGGTTTTCCACGGTTGCTAAAACTTCATCGTCATTAAGAAGTCTTATTTCACCCCCATCTATTTTAATTCGTGATCCGGCGTATCTTGCAAAGATAATCCAATCACCTTTTTTGGCCCAAGGACCTTCAGGAAATCTTTCCTTATCATAACAATGTGGTCCCATGTCTAGAACTAAGCCGCAAGTTGATGCTACTTGTGATCTTTCTACTGTGTCATCAGCTAATATAATTCCCCCTTTAGTTTTTTCTTTTTGCTTAAAAGGTAAAACTAAAATTCTCCAACCAGTTGGTTTAGGTAATTTTGCTGAGACTTCTTCTTTTTTTTCTGTAGGTTTTACACCTACAAGTTTTTTATTTGGTAACTCAATTTTCGGTTTTTGAGTTGATGTTGATAACTGTTCCTTCATTTTCTTTTTGCTCCTTTTTATTTAGCAGGCTGGATATTTCCTGACTTATGTATTGATACGTTCGTATCTGTCCTAACATATACTGATATTTCTCCATATTGTCAACACCACCAGATGCTAACGAGGATACTACATCGTCATGTCTTAACTTTATTATTTTTCTTATCTTGTCGATAAATGTCATTTCATCCATTATTTCTTTTTCCTTTTCTTTGGCTTTATTTTGCTACCATATTTTTTAGTCCATTTTTTTGCAATGGCAGGCTCTTTTGCAAATAAATACTTACGTTGTTTTTCAGATTTAAAGGGCAACTCTAGGCTCCCTAAAATCAGAAATTGCTTTTAATTTTTCTTGAGCATCAGCAATTTTTTGAAACTGTTTATCTATTTCATCAAGGTGCTGTGGGTGCTCACCAATACCTACAGAATTTTCTAGGTATATTTTAATTGTTGCGTCTGCTTCTGCTATTTGTGCTTCGTATCTAGCTTCTAGTGCGTCTAGTATCGCTGTTTTCATTTAACACTTCCATCGTTTACGTGCCTGTCGAAGTCTTGAATTTGGATTAGCCGCAGCCTTTGGAAATTTTTTCATTTGGCCTGCGCTTCTTGCGCAGTACGACTTACGTCGATTTGCAGCTTTTGATCCTGGTTTTACTTTTCCAGTCACGGCTGTTTTTAGTTTTGAACCGGGATTTTTTCTTCTATAGGCAGCGACACCGGCTCGTGTCATACCTGCTCCAGATTTTGTAGACCTGAAGTTCTTCTTATTTCTAGCTGGCATGTTATCTTGCTTTCGCATTTTTAATAACTCCTTTTAAAGTTCTAGCTTGTCCAGCATGTAATTTAGATGCTTTTTTCAAACCCTTAATTACTTTTTTTATTTTTTTTACTTTTTGTTTTCCCATTATACTCTTCCTCCAAATGCCATTCTTTTTCTCTTTGCAAAAGTTGCAACGTTAGTTGGCTTACCACCTACACCTTGTGCTTTACTTCTTTTCCTTGCAACGGCACTCCGTTTCTGGGAGTCTGTCATGCTTGCTGCTTTGGCAGCAGGGACGCACTTTGGATACTTTCTTTTTGATCCACTTGCAGATTTTCTTCCACATTTTTTAAAACCTCCGCCTTTTTTCTTGGCGCCAATATCTACCCAGTCTTGTTTGAACCATTCTTTTAAACCAGCCATTAGTAGACCTTTGTTACTTTCCTTCTATTAGACATGACCTTACCACAACCTTTAGCGATACCACCGTTTTTATAACCGATTCTACCACCATCTTTTTTTCCTGCAGGTTTAGGTCCTTTAAAATCTTTTCTTTTTGTACCAGAAGGATCTTTAATTTTACCAGCACAAATTTTACTAGCGTATGCATTTGCATATGCACTGGGGTAAACTGCAAATTTTCTTTTCGCGGCCGACTTACCTCTAGGACAAAGTTTAGTCATTATCTTTTCCTCGCTGTCTGTTTTGCACGTTTAAAGTTTGCTGCAGTTGGTGCACCCTTTGCACCTTTCTTTCGCATTTTACCACCACGTTTACGTTTGGCGTGAATATTAGCGTATAAACCTGGACCTGCCATAATTAGTTCTCGTTAATAACTAATTTGCAATCAATACAATATTTTACTTTTTTAGAAACAATGTTTGTATGAGCGCAAATAATTTTAGTACCAAAAAGTTTTTGTAATAATCTTTTAATCATTATTTTTTCATTTTCATTTTCTTTTTGGTTTTAGGAATAACACCTTTTGCCATTAAGATATCTTTTTTAGTAATTTTACCATCACCTGAATGATCTGGAAATTTGCTTTTCTTTTTAACTCGGCCACCTTTTTTATACATAGCTCCTCCAGACATTCCCATGTCTGACGGATAGTAACCTGATTTCATATCTTTTCTAGCTGTTCCGCCACCCATTAATTTTTGTCTTGGATTAGCTACTTGTGTATTATAGTTTCTGTTTGCCATTATTTTCTCCCTTTTGTATAAGCTCTTCCATATCCACGTAAAGCCTTACCACCTGATTTTGTTTTAACAATTCTACCACCTTTTTTAGCCATAGCTCCTGTAAAAAAATCACTATTGTAATCGTCAGGTGTTAGCATCTTTGGTTCTTTAGGCATTTGTGAACGTGTTGTACGAATAGAAAATGGACCGTAGTCTTTTAATTTCATTTGACCAAATCCAAATTCTTTTGCTTCGTTATTAGCAATTGAATTATTTCTTCTTCTTCTACCTAAAGCAGCTGCACCCATTCCTGCGATTGCAAGAGCTGGCAATACTTTTTTTAGTAGTTTTTTAATTTTTTTCTTAGCCATTATTTTTTTCCTCCGTTTCTAAAAATCTGTGTACCCTTTATACCATATATGCTCGCCACGACAAGGATCCACAAATTTGTGAACCAGGTCGGGAGCGCCTGGAAATGCTCAAAAAACACTTTTATCTTGTCCATAGCTTGTACGTCATCTGAAAAGACTCCATACGCCAGCACCACGATGGGCAACGTGAGAATTATGAGAACGGCCTCGTCCTTGTAATCTGATTGTCTCGCTTCTAACAATTTACCCTGGTAAGCTTCCTCACCACGAGCTTGTTTTTCTGCATGCAATAGTTGTGCATCAGACATAGCGATTTTTGCCTTCTGCTTGTTAGCATAAATTTTACTTCCAGCAGAAACGGCTAATTTAATTGCCGATAACCACATGTTAGTACCAAGTAGCCTTTACAGGTTTCTTATCTGCTCTTAAAGCTTTAGTGCCTTTAACTTCAACAGTTTGTGATTCAAATGGATTAGTAGCTTCTACAACTACACCACCTTGTTTCATACCATCTTTGTCTGCACCTAACTCAGGAGTAACGTTTTGGTTTTTATTTTTTTTCATATGTTATCCTTATACTATCTTTTAGGACCTTTCAAGATCCTAACATCTGTTTGTTTCATCATGTCGTTCATCATTTTTGCATCAATTCCCATTTGCGTCTTTTCTAACGATGTATCAGCTCTTAATTCAGCTAATTCTTCGTTCTGTTGCAGCTTTTCATCAAACTGTTGTTGACCCATTAATTGTTTAGATTTATCTAAATTTATCTTTTCTTGTTCTTGTTCACGTTTAGCATTGTCATCCATAGCTCGTAAATCAAGTTCTCTTGCTTTTAATTTAGCAATTGGGTCGCCGCCGAACTCTCCCATGATTTTATTTTCTTCATTTTTAAATTCTTCGGTCATTTCTGCAATTAATTTTGCTTTTCTAGACTCTAAATTCATAGACATTTGCATAATTTGTTGTTGATACTGCGGATCTTGTTGTAACATTGGGTTTTGTTGTGCCATTTGTTGCATTTGCATTAATTGTGCAATTTCTTCTCTAAATTCTACCTCTAATTGCTCTTGTGCCATCAAAGAAATGTGTTCAAAAATGTTTTTTTCGAGTGCAGCCATTACAACTGGGCTATTTCTAGCAATATTAGTCGCCATAAAGTTTAAATGAGTTGTAATATGAGCTTGATGGTCTTGTCCTTTAAAAGCTTGGAACGGTTTACCCGACATTGCAAGAATATTTTCTTGTGCGGGGTCCATTGGAGTAGGTTGTTGCGGTGGTGGTAAGATTTTATCAATATTTTTTACACCGATCGCTGTGTACATTGCGTGAAACGCTTCGTAAAGGTTGTGCATTTGTGGATTTGACTGTGCAAGTTGCAATTCAGTTTGTGCTAAACTAATTCTTTGTGACTGAGAAAAAATATTTGGGTCTGCAACTGGAATAATATCTACTTTATCATCAAAATCTGCAACTTTAATATTTCTTTGACCACCTACTACATCATAAGGATACTCTTGAGGTAGATAAGTTTTAAAAACTCCAGCCAATAATTTAAATTCGCTTTTCATCGCCACATACAATCTTTTATGTATGGCTGACATGACTCTTGAACCACGTTCTAAAAGAGCGATAGTCGTACCAACAGCTGCTTGTTGGTTGCCGTCTCCGACCTGCATGTCAGCGATGGCGGCAAATCGTTGCCCTGCACTTACCACAATACCCATCAACTGTAATAAAGTTGGTGACGGTTCTTTAAATGGTAATGGCATAAATGCATCTTTGATACTTCCTCCAGGTGCATCTACATCTCTGAATTCTCCAGGTTGAATTGCTTGTGCTTCATCTCTAACTCTGATTCCACGTTGTTTAAATCCTGCCGGTAAATTACTTAAAGTTCCTGCGTCTAGTAGTTGACGTAAAGCAGTGGTTGCCGTTCGTGACAAACCACCGATCATATGTATTAATCCAAAGCCATAAAAACCCATGCCAGGTAAAAATTTAAAATGTACAAAATAATCTATTTTAGATTTTGTTGGGTCTTCTGCTTGAAAGTTTCTTCTAATCGATAATATCTCTCTGCTACCCATTTCAAGGGTTACAATGTATGGAAGTTTAATTCCTGTAGGCTCATTATTAGAATCTTTATCTTCAAAACCTTCTAAATCTAAATCAGTATGGATTTCTAAAATTGTAAAGACATCTTCATCTTGTGTTTTTTTGACACCTTCTAGTTCTCTTTCTTTTTTTTGTACTTCTGTTTCTTCGTTGTACCCTGGTGTTAATTCTATATCTTTATAAAAACCTGATACTTGTTTTTTTCTAACTTCGTTCTCAGACATTTTAATCATGTGAATAACAGACTCCGCATCTTCTAAAGAAGTTGCAGTGTATGGAACAACTAAATCATCAGCCGGTACAAATTTTGAGACGGCTCTGCCAAGCAGTTCATCGTAATAAACTTTCTTGAACGCAGAGCCGGCAAGAGGGAGATAAAAAAGCATTTGATCGAACTCGGGTTCATACTCCTTCATCACATCCATGAGCTGATAGTTCATGAATTCTTTAACTCTGTTTGATTGGTCTTCTCTGGCTCTATCTGCTAGTCCAACTATTCTAGTGTGTACTGGACCGTTAGCCGGTAATAATTCTTTGTAAGCTTGCGCTTGAAATTGAGTAACCGCTTCTGCAAGAACAGGATGAGTTGCACCACTTGCTCCTTGAAAGGGTTGAGTTGGGTTTTCGTATTTAAATCCTAAAAGGTCTAATCCTTTTGTATAACTGTCTTCCCAATCTTTTCTTGAATTTTTGTATTGATTATAATTTGCTGCAAGTTCAGAACCTAATTTACCTAAAACATCTTCGGGTAAAAGCTCTGCTAAGTTATCGAAATGAGATTCACCACCACCTGCATTAACTGCTTCAGGATCAAAACTAATTGTTGCACCACCGTCTTCTTCTTGGGTTACTTCAATATCATCTGGTCCGACTTGCTCTTCAATATTTTCTTGTTGAGCGACAGCGATTTCTTCTTCGCTAGGTAATTTAATTTCAGTCTCTACGTTTGGTAGGGCTTTGTCTATATCTGCCATTTATATTCTCCGAGTTCTTTATTGTTGTAACCTGTTTTGTAGGAACATTCAACCCCTGTGAGTCAGGTCCTTTAAGTGGTGGGATTTCCTTCCATTTGACGTGTTGCATATTTGCAACAAGAGTTTTATTCTTCACTGAACATGCCTCTTTTATTTCTGTAGTCATCAAACAATTCGTAACCACTGATACCAGCAGATAACGCAAGACCTGGTAAACCAAATCTTCTAGACACAGTTTTTAATACACTTGGACTAATTCCAAGTCTCATAGTTTTTGCAATTGTAGGATTTAATCCTTTAGTAGCAAATTCTGTTGCAGGGCCCATAAAAGCAGCACCTAAATAATTTGCTGGATTAGTTGCAATGTCAGTTAATGAGTCACCCTGTTGTACTTGACCTGCAATATACAAAGGCTCAGTTGCAAGTAATGCAGCCGGTGTACCTAAAGCAGTTAAACCTCTTCCTAAAGTTTTTAATGCTGTCTTTGTAATTCCAGATTTATTTGCACCCAACGCTCCGCTTCTTGCTGCTTCAATTGTAGATGGTGCAACTGCTGCAGTTCCTGCTACAGCACCAGCTCCAAGAACTGGTAATTGATAATCTAATATCTCTGGACTTTCTTCTGGTGTGTTATCTAAAGATCCTGTTACCATGTCGATCAACATATTTTTTTGTTGCTCTTCGTTTGACAAATAAGTTGTCGGGTCATCGTTCATAAATTTTTTAACAGCACCTGCTGTTGCTGCACCGACTGCAGCTAGGGCACCAAACTTACCAGCACCTTTTACAAATGGACGTTGTAAAAAATTAGTTGCAGCGTTTTTAACTTTGTTAATAGGTCCTTCTTGGTATGGTAATTGATTAACTTCTTGCGCTAATTTTTGAGGATTGTTTTGTAATGCATCTTCAACAGCATCTACACATTTTAATGCTGCCCCACCACTAGCCTTTCCTTTAATACTTGGTAGTTCACAAATTTGACCACCCGCTACTGCATCAGCTCTAGCGTTATTAAAAAATTTAGTTAAAATTTTCTCTCCTTCTGGTCTTTTATAAAATTCAGTAACCTGATCTTTAATTTTTAAAAAATCTGAACTAGCTTTTCCAGAACCACTACCAAATATAACATCATCAACTTTAACTTGCACACCTTTAGCTTCTAATTGAGGAACTGTTTTTAAATCACCTGATTGTATTTGAGATGTTGCTTCTCTAGCTAGAGCGTTCAAATCTCTATTTAATAATTGATAATCTCCAGTTGCTCTAACTCCAACACCTTGAATGTGGTGTTGTTCGATAGCATTTTTTGTTCCCTCAATTCCAACTTCACCCATCATATATTTGTACAAATCAGAAAGACTTATTCTACTTGTATCAATACCTTTGTTTTGTAAAATATTTTTTAATGCACCACCTATTGGAAGTTTTGCTTTATTAGCAATGTCTCTAAATTTTTTAGTCTCCGCATAGTCAGGGTGATTAGACATTAAAACACCATCAGCGTTGGACCCTGTTATAAACTTATCAGCAAATAAATATTTATTACCCCCACCAAACTCTGTGTTATCTATAAAACCTATAATCTTGCTTTTGTTATTAATATTTTTTCGAATAGGCTCATAACGAGTATCTCCTAATCTAAATGCTCTATCCATTTGAGCACCCATCCATCCGTCTGCACTTTTTAAATCTGCAGCTAATTCATAAGGTTTTCCTTCTTTAACAAAGTTTACTACTTTCTTATAAACGTTTTCGTTATCTTTTAAATTTGAAATTCCAAATTTAAAATTTTTAAAATCCCAATCGTCATATAAATTTGCAAACTTATTTTTAATATCTTTTTGAGTTTCTTTTGAAAGAGGGTTGTTTATTTTTTTAAAAGGTGAGTATGTACCACCTTGTTGATTAAGTCTTGTAAATATTTTTGATTTCTCAAATCTGTTTAAATCATCGAATTTAGTTTTAGTTATTCTATCTGGATTTTTCTTATGTTCTCCTCTAGTTGCTTTATCTAACTCTGCTTTAGAATATAGTTTACTTTCTCTTGGTGGTTGAGGTGCTTTAGCTACATCTCTAATTACAGTTATATTAGGGTTATCAAATGCTATATTGTTTACTTGTACTTTTGGATTTTTATAACCAAGCTCGTCTAATTTTTTTATAAGTTCTGATTGCTTTATTGTTGTTTTACCTTTTAAAAAATTTTTTAATTTTTGTGAAGTTCTTGATTTTTCAGAATCTTGTGGAAGTGATCCAGGTATAACAAATTTACCTCCTCTATATTCTAAAGCTTTTCTAATTTTAACTCTAAGTGGTTTGTTTTCAGGACCAACTAAATCTGCATATTTTGCGTTAGGGTTACCTGTATAATATTGGGCAGCTTTATCTAATTCCTCAACAGCGTATTTTGATTGAGGGCCAGCAGAAAAAAGTTTAGCCATTAGACCTCCAAGATCTTAGCTAGTCCACCTTTTGCAAAGTTTTGTGTTTCGTCAATAAACCTTGCAGTTAATCTATCAAAGCTTGGATCAGTTGGACGTAGACCATTTGCATCTACGACATTGTTTAAGACTCTGTTTGTAAAGATTATAATCTCTTCTGAGCTTGCACCTGATGGCAATGCTTCAGCGATTCTTGGACCAAAATATTTTTCAACTAATACTAAAGGATCTCCTGCAATACCTCCGCCACCTTCTGTAATATATTTAACATCAGCTTCATCTATAATGTCTGCAAGGTTTGTTCGATTAGGGTTTTCTTTTTTTAAAGTCTCTACTAAAAATTCTCTGGCAGTTGCACGTTTAGTGGGGTTGCCTCCTTTGTTAGTCATCACAGCTCTAAATTGTTTTTCAAGTTCAGGGTCCTGTTTTGCTAAAGATCTAATTGTTCTTGCAAATCCGTCAAAGCCTTGTTCAACTGGTGCTGCAATATCATCTGGTCCGCCACGTGAACCGGGAGGAGGTAGGTCAACAGTATCTATCGCCCTTTTTGCTGCTGCAGCATTTTTAGTAACTCTAAGGTTATCTAAATCATCTAGACCTTCTTCAAGATCAAAATCATCTCTCAATGACATTAAACCTTCTTTGTCTAAATTCCTGGTCCTTGTTGCCAGGTCAGTGATGTTTGCTGGCGCTGCAGGTGGATTATAAAACTCATCCATCTTCATCATGTTAGTTAAAAGTTTGTTTGCTTGAATGTCGTTAAGTTTATCGGCTGTTGCAAACCCGACCGAGCTTTTTAATTCTTCTAGTGCTTTGCTTTTAGATATTGCACCAAGTGCCTCGACGTTTAAATCCATATCTAGGAAAGGTTCTGAAGATCTACCGGTTCCCATAAAATTAACATTGGATCGGGTACCAAGGACCTCTGATACATTTCCACCTAGTTTAGAATATAATTTTATAATGGAATCTATTATTTGTTTTTTAGCCATAATACTTTACGTGTCCTCTTACAATAGGCTCTTCTTCATAGTCTTCAGGATGTCGAACCAAACCACCCTGTCTAATTCTCATAATGGCCTGTGTCGTACTATCGACATAGTCATCATATTCGCCAAATGGGAAAGCTGCACATTCTTCTACAACTTCCTGTGCAAAATGCTCATGCATAGGAGCCCATATTTTTCCACTCTCAAAGAGCGGGGCAACGGCGTTTAATCTTGTATGTTTATCATTTCCTTTTGAGGGTGTAAAGTTAATTACTGGAATATCCATTTGTCTAAGTTCGTGAGTTAGAGGTAGTCCTGTAGCTTTCGCCTCAATAATTACCATATCAGGTTGCCAGTCTCTATACTCTTCTAAAGCTACACGCCGGAGTTCTGGAAAGTCGTACCGGTCTTTAAATGCGTTAAGCAGTATTATATTTTGTCCGTCGGCCTCGGTCGTAAAGACTCCCCACGTGGTTATAGCTGAAAAGTCAGAACTAGTTTTTTTAGTAAATGCTGTATCGTAAGACTGTACTATATAATCTAAAGGTGGTGGATACTTGTTTGTCCAGTCACGCCACCAATCTCTTTTTAAGATTGCTCCTTCTTCTGAAGTCGGGTTCTGCATATATTGGGCCAACCAGTTGGAAACAGGGATCGAGGCTTTTGTTTTAAGTAACTCTTCTGTCGTCCAAAATTCTGGCCACACAGGTTTTCCATCAGGTAGTATTGCAGGTAGTTCTACAACTTCCCATTGATCACTCCCTTCTTCAGATTGTGCTTTTAATAATTGACCGGTCACATCTTTAGTTGACCACCTGGTCATTACAATAACGATAGCACCACCAGGCTGTAAACGCTGACGTGGACCGGCTGTATACCAGTTCATAGCTTTCTCAAATGCTTTACCGTCTGCTCTTACATCTTGTTCTTTGTGTGGGTCATCAATAATTAATAGATCAGCACCACGACCTGTTATTGCTCCACCAACACCGGCTGCAAAATATTCTCCGCCTTTGTCAGTTTTCCATTTCCCTGCTGCCTGACTATCTTCTTGAAGTCTAGTGGGAAATAGTTCTTTGTAATTTTCTTGGTCTACAAGATTCTTAGTCTTACGTCCAAAGTCAATAGCAAGGTCTGCTGTGTGAGTCGCTTGAATAATTTTTAGTTTTGGATTCTTCCCTATCATCCAAGCAGGGAGCAGGTAACTTGCAAATTCTGATTTAGTATGCCTTGGTGGCATATTGATGATTAGACGTTTGATCTTTCCGCTAGCAAGATCATTAAATTTTTTATTAATAATTTTATGGTGGGACCCCTCTATAAATTCTGGCCACACGTACTTAACAAAACTTAAAAAATTTTTTGTAATATTTGGACGAGCTTCATCCAAAGCTACACTACGTTCTAGCTCAATTAGGTTAGCGGCTTCTTCCTGGGTTAGACCCTCATATTTTTTTTCTAAAATTTTTTCTTTTTGCATATCTACAATATGTTTTCAAAACTTATACCATAATCGTCTAAATCTTCAACTTTAGTCATGACTTAGGATCCCTTTTGTATTTAGGGGGTGTTGGGTTTTATAAAAGCAATCTGGGGTGGGCCCTCCCGTGGTACCTCTATAAATTTTTGGGGTGGGCCCGCCCAGAAAATTTTTTAGCGAGCTATGTGGTTTTTGCATAGGGTCTGGGATATATCCCAGACCCTAGATAGTGTGTCAAGTATTAATCAAGTAATACCATGTATGCCTCTGGGTTATGTTCTCTGAAATAGTTAAGACCATCTCTAACTAACTGCCACTTCTTAGAGTGGCCGTCGATACCTATTTCCTTATCTTCGATTGTCGCCTCTACTTCATTGATAAAGATTTCGTCATGTATCTTGGCCTCATGTGGTGTAAGTAAAACAGACTCTCCATTAAATCTATTCTTACGTTCCTCTGTTGCGTCGATCATTGTTGCGTCTTTTAATTTACTCATTGTTGTCCTTTCTGTTATATCTGGGATATTATATTATTCTGCATTGTTGTCAACTCTTTGAATTGTATGTCTGTTGCCCCAATGAGTTTCCTCAGTTACTTTCTCATAACCTTGGCTCTCGCGTCTGTGTCTGATAAACTCAATCGGTCGACCATGTTCGATGTTTTCCATGTTATGATTAAGCCATTCATACTTACAGTTTTGGCTACAGAAATATTTATCTGAACCACTTGGTTGCCAACCCCATTGATTTGGACCTTGGTCCATTGTTGCATATGCATACTTACCTCTAATCACACCTCTAGATTTTAGAAACCTATCATTAGTAGTTCTGGTATGGCATGTTGGTCCTTGGCAAAAATGTTTATTCGTCATTGTCATTACCTCTCTTTATCCAATAACTACCACTCGCAGTTCTATAATTATTTGCGTCAATATCAAAGTATGTAATCAATGGTTTTAAAGATTTACTGAACCAATATTTACACTTGTCATTCCATTGTCCACGTCTAGTAATAAACTTACTATGCTTTTTAGCATAGTAAGATATTTCAAATTTCTCGCCATTTACCATTAGATCAACCCCTTTATTACTGTGTCATTGATTGCTAGTAATAATACTGCCAATGTTAGAATGCCGATTAAAACAAATGATATACCTTGGTTTCGTTCAGCTTGAAATAATCTTTTACGAGTTGCAAAAATTAAATCGTTTTGTTTTGAATTGTAGTCAAGTAATTTATCAATTACTTTTGAGTTACTTGCGTCTGTTTTAGTTGCGTTCGTCATTTATACCTTTCTGTTAGTTATTTGTATATCTGGGATATTATAGTAATCCCAGATATAGTCAATAGTTAATTTATACTTTCTTCATATTTTTTTCTAGCCAATATTTTTGCCTCTCTTGATTGTTGTTTGTTCTTCATACCTTTAATCATACTAGCCAAGTTGCTTGGATTGTAGATAGTTAAACCTGTAGAGTTAGTTCTAATTAACTCTGCCTCATCAACTTGTATTCCAAGTTCTGTTGCAAGTTCAATACCCTCTGATAGATACCTGTATGCTTTCAAGCCAATCTTTAACTGATCGCATTGTTTCATAATTGTATCAATCCATGTTTGGTGTTTAGTGACTAGATTACCTTTTGCAATTCGCCATGCCTCAAACTGTTCGTACTCATCTTTAGTACAAGCGATAGCACGTGAACGACAGTAAGATGTTCCAATTACATCAAGATAGTATTGGTCATTAAAAGTTTTTGCCATACCTGTATTCTCGCTACTATGATAGTTAGTATATCCAAGTGCTTTCATACATGCCTCAACATGTTTTGTTTTATGTGGATTGTCCTTGTTCTCTGATTGTTGTGCATAGATATCTGGGTTGCAATCCATAGCTTTTAAATCTTCTCTAAAATATGCAACTGCAAATTTCTTTCCGTCCTCATCACTATACTCACTACCATTTAGATTACCAAACAAACCAAAATCAAAATGTGATTTTGTTTCTGTTGGTTCGCCCTCACTATCAACACCCTCGTTGTGTGCAAAATAAAAACATTTATCTTTTGCAACAACATCACAAGGTTGACCATATTTCTTTTTGAAAGAACGCAACACCGAAACATCTTCTGTTGGATATGCTCTCTCAACAACTAACTTTGCAAGTTCACTTGCATATTTATAGTGATGATCTACACTCTCTCTTGCTTGAAGAAATGCCTCTCGTTCTTGAGTGTCCTCGTTCTCAAAGACATCTTTTATTTTATTAAAGAGTTTGTTTCTTAACTCTGTATTCATTCTTATTTTTGACATTTTGACCTTTCTGTTAATTAATTTTTATTTTTTTAATTTACACTATTGACAAATAATGTCAATAGGATTATATGGGAATATCAGCTTCATTTGTGAGTTTATCGCTGAACATAACTATAAACTC